GGGTGGCATAGTATCAACAAACTGACCAGCGTTACCAGTGGCTTTGTTGAGTAGCTTACCCATACCAGCCTCAATGCCTGATTGAGTGAGCGAGTGGAGGGCATTTATGCCTGTCGTTGCAATGTCACTTAATCGGCCCGTAACCTTAGTAAGCATTGATGACCTTGCGTAGTCACCAGCAGTTTTAGCGAAGTCGCCCTTTTGCGGAGCGAGTTCAGAGTATGTCTTGCCAACCTGCGTTTTAAGCTGGTTAGCTTCACGGGTATTTTGCTCGGCAACTTTCTGGTAGTCAGAGATTTGCTTGAGCTCATCGGGGGTAGCTTGTCCCTGCTCGGCTCGCTGCATAATTTCGTCGATTGACCCCTTGGCACCGGCAGCAGCGTCTTGCTTCTGCTCGATCTCGGTTAAGAACTTCGTTAGGGTAGAACGAGCGTTTAGCTCCTCCTCGTCGCTCAGTGGGTCGAGACCAGCCGAGGCGCGGGTTTTATTGATGTCTTTAACAATGTATTCAAGCTGGGCCTCTTTTGGCAGGCTGTCAAGCATAGAGCCGGTGTAGTTGAGTGAGCGACCTGAACCAGAGACATGCTGTTCAACACTGTCTAAAATCTTTGGAATAAGGGCCTTAGCCTCCTCGTCACCATTAGCGGCCATCTTGCCTAAGCGAGTAACGATAGAGTAAGCCTTGGCAATGTCACCAGCGCCATTAACGGTCATACCGCCTTGGACGGAAGCTTTTAGCTCGTCATCGGACATGCTCTGCGTGTAGCGGTTGGCAGCTTCGTTTAGCTGATCGTTGCTGAGAACGTCATGCTCTTTCGCGCTACCGATCTCTTTGGAGGTTTGCTTATCAACCTCACCGCCAATGCTTTCGAGGTCTTTTTGAGCCTGTGCGCGAATATTTGGAGCGTTGGGAGCGGTTGGATTACCTGATGGGTTGGTTGGCTGTGCTGGCTGTTCGTTAGGCGTTTGTGTTTCATTTTGAGGTGTTGCTGGTGCGGTTTCCTGTGGGTTTCCAGTAGCAGGCTGTATATCTGCTGGTGCAGGGCCTTGAGATTGTGGGTTACTATTGGCAGGTTGAACTTGCTCACCTGAAGCGGCGGGTTGTGGATTAGTACCAAGCTGCTCTGCCTCTTTCTGCTGGATAGCTGCTAGTGCGTCAGCGCCCTGAGTTGGGTTCACTGATTTAATGCCTGGCTCGATCTCGTCAGGCTGTTGTACCCCATTGGCTACTTTAGCGTCGGTTGCTGTATTCATGCTGCCGTCAGTAACGTCGCTAGGTCCGCCCTTAAACATGTCAACAATTCCTGGTATGGCTTTACGGAGAAGTTGTGAGGCGCCGCTAACAGCGTTACCGATAATTGGACCGGCAACTGCACCCGTCCCAGCACCCGTAGCGATACCCTGACCGATATTAGTGCCGTCCTCAAGGGCTTGGCCGCCGCCCATTGTACCGCCAACTGTTGCACCAGTGACGGCTTTTGGCAAGATATTTGCGATAATTTTACCACCTACATTAGCAGCTTCAGGAAGCACTTTCGCGGCCGCACCCTCAGCCAACCCATCAATACCGCCTGTTCCAACCAGCGCGGTGTTCTGAAGAAAATTACCACCAAATTCTGCGGCAGTCTTACCAATATCCGGGTTCTTAGCTTCGTCAGCACTGGTAATCGTACCCATATTTAATAGGCCGCCAGAGTTCTTGTTGTAGGCGTCATTGCCAGATTTTTCCATTGCGAAGTCGTTATTGATCGTATTTTGGTCGGCGTGTGTGAGTAGATCGTACTCAGTCTTACCGGTGATGCCGACGTTGGCAAGTTCGCTACCAGCTTGGTTCAAAAACTGAACTGGGGCCTTAACGAGAGATTTACCGAAATCTAGTAGTGGATTACTGCCATTATCAGGCTGTGATGGTGTAGGCGAAGCGCCCACAACTTTTAACGGTGCTGAGTTCTGATTAGTATTTGCACTAGGGCTGCTCGCAACGGTAAGAGCTGGAGTATGGGTCGGACCTTGGTATAAGTTCAATGACGGGGCCTGCGGCTGCTGTGGCTGTTGAGGTTGTTGAGGTTGTTGGTTTTGTTGAGGTTTTTGGAGGAAGAATGGATTTAGGTTTGAATTTTGGTTTTGGTTGACATTAAAACTCGGTCCAGCCGTAGGTCCCGTCGAATTTTGATTGATAGTAATTGGCCCCGGATTGTTGTGGGGTTGATTATTATTCTGGTTTTGGTTATTACCTCCCCCGAAAAAACCCCCTATGGAGTGGAAGATATTACCAAGAAAACCGCCAAGGTCCATTGTTAGGCCCCCGTCTTCTTATTCAGAGCCACAAGGCCCGGAAGACTAAAGGTACTACCAGCAACACTTGAACCTGGTGTAGTCTGAACAACTGTATTGTTCGCTTTGCCAACGTACTGGCTAAGGGTAGGCGCTGCGTAAGCACCACCAGAGTACCCCATATTGATCGTTGGCACGTTAGTGGCGGCGATACTTGGGAACAAGTCGGCCGCTTGCTGGGCATAGGTTTTAGCCTGAGCAGTCTTGCCCTCGGCTTGGTAGTCGTTCGCAAGGTTCGTGAGGTAGGCTTGACGAGACTTAGCGGCGTCATTTTTGACCTGCTCCTCGTTATTGTCTTTAGCGGTTTCAGCCTGAGACTGTAGTCGCTCCTCTTGCTTCTTGTAGCCGTTATAGCCAGTATCGAGTGTGTTCTGGTTAGTAGCGAAGTTGTTAGAAGCGGTTGTCAGGTCCTCATTGGCGCCCTGCTGGACAGCTCGGTTAGCTAGATCGACGCCAGTACCGTTCAACGCACCAAGACTAGCTAGCGTGCCAAAAAGACCTTGACGGCCCTGCACACCACGCTCAAGGGCGGTTTGCTTGTTAGTCTCTAGGTCTTTGTTGTTATCAGTGCTTTCGTTGGTATACTGGCCGTTTGCGGTAGTTAGATCGTCGGCGTATTGGCCGTTGATCTTATTCCATGCGTCCTCGATCGTTTTAATCCCAGCGTTCTGGGTCGCATCAACTTGGCCGAGGCCAGCATTTTGAAGTGTAATATCATTACTTTTGTCTGGATAGAGAGGTGCTGAAGCAACACCACCGCTGCCGCCACCACTGACCATAGTGTTGGTGCCGTAGCCGTTGTTATTCGTATTGTTCGTCTGAGCGCCAGGGCTATCTGGCGTATGGTTAAAACCGCGGCTACTCCAGTAGTTGACTGTATTTGGGTCCCAAGCTCCGGCTGCGTTGATACCCTTTGAACCTTGGACGTAGACGTTTCCATCGGCGCCTTTCCAAAAAGACCCGTTATTACCAGGGGCAACAGTTGTGTTCAGGTTGGCGCCATTAACAGTGGACTGTGGACTACCACCGCCTTGCAAGACGCCGCCACCACCCTGTAGGTTGACAAGACCTCCCTGGAACATTATGGCCTACTCCTGTGCTTCGTCAGCGCCACCGTCAATAGCATCTTCAGCGTCAGGTGCAGCCGCCGAAGTAGTATTAACAGGAGCTTTTTTTGGTGCAGGTGCTTTCGCGCCACCTTTTTTGAGCATGTTAGCAACTGCCATTGCAGCTTTTGCGCTAACGGGTTTCTTTGTGTTTTGCTGTGCAGCCATTGAAGTGTTCCCTCTCTCATTGTCGGCCCCTATTTTCGGGGGTGTGTGCCTGCTTCACATCTCCGACTTTTCAAGGAACCGTTAGGTTTATACCCTAATAATATGCTAAAAGAAATTACTTAACAAGTGCGATTTTACAGACGGCCAATTTTCAGGATAAGCCGTATAGACGAAGCGGTTATGTCGCCCTAAGAATTCGAGGGTTTCTTTCTGTCCGGGACGGTACGGTGCGCTTTCGCTAGCCTTAAACTCTATGATAGCCCATTTATCTCGGTAGAGTATGGTGCGGTCGGGACATGCCGTTGGGACACCCGGCCCTGCCCGATTTTTGATAACATACGCCCCTTGGTCTTTAAGCCACTTAACAGCTTCGCGTTCCAGTTTCTTTTCCATATCTTAATGCCCGCCCGTAATGTCAATAATCCAACTATGCCGCAGCTGATAGCGAATATCTGCGGGGAATACCAAATAAAGTTGCCCATAATTATGCTTAATAAATACATACCTGCTACCCATTTTTGTTAGTTAATTTCTGCGCCCATACGTCTTGAGCCTTAGTAGCTTCAATGATAGGAACGCCCTCTGCACCTAAGTAGGCCCCATCGGGCGCGCTAAGTGAATAATCAGTAATGAAAATATCCTCACCAAGTATTTGTATGGTTTCAACGAGTTTTCCGTCAACCTGATCGAACACTTCACTTAACGCGTCGATGTTGCGCTCTTGTGCCAATTTAAGCAGGTGAGCCGCCACAACGGACTTCACCATCGGCTTCTCTATCGGTTCGGGACATTGATTGAGAAGCCATTGCTGTGTAGCGGTCGCGTAGGCAATAATCGCTTCCGGTACTTGGCGGGGGGCATCGGCCATTTTTCCGAGGGTCTGACGCAAGCTGAGGGTTGCTAGCTCAGGCTCCGGTTCTGGTTCCGATTGGGCCACCTCACCTCCTACTTTAACAATATCGCCCGCTTCTAACTGTGAAATATCTGGCATTATTGGATTATCGGCTTGCGGAAGTACCGCTCTTGGAAAACGGTAAAAAACTTTAGGCATCTCAATCCGCACTGGGGTCTTGAGTTTGCCGTCGATACGGTTAAGCGCAAGTTTAATGGCCTCCATCTTCTCCATGACGCAGGCGCGGACCAGCGCAAAGATCACCGCCTCATTGGTGGTGTACTTGGGGTCCTTTTCGGCTAGGCAAAATTCTTCCCAGTTCCAGTTGGATATTTCCCGAAGAAAATTACCTAGTTTGCCCTGTTCACTATTCACGTAATCCTTTCAAGCGGCGTTATATTCATCGGTCTCAGTTGCCTGGTCTGAGTATTCAATTTCTTCACGTAGGGCAGCGAGTGCTAGTTCGCGGGTGATCTCGCCCCGTTCCTCCATCTTCATGTAATCCTCGAAGCGTTTACTGCGGTAGCGCTTCACATCTTCCTCGATCTTGCGAGGTGATCTCCAGTCAGGCTGCTCCATCAGGTTCGTCCTCCGGTGAGGGAAAGGCGATCACCTGTCCGGGTTCGCTGTACTCCTGATTAAAGACGGCAACCCCACCGAGGCGACGTGCCCGTTTTAATTCCGCGCGCCACTTAGCCTGGCGGTACTCGTCCATGTAGACGACGTTCGTAGTGTCTGGTATAAGTTCCATACCATTACCAATCGCTTCCCTGTTGTACGGGGTTATTGTCGATCATTGACTTGATCTCACTCTCGACGGTGACGGTCACGGTGTCAACCAGCTTATATAAGCGAAGCACTACGGTCTCGGTCCCCCGACTAGAGATGATCTTGCTCTCCTCCAGTTTATACCCCTCACGAGCCGCGTAGCTCTGCAAGTCGTTACGCTGCCATAATTCCTGCTCCCCTTTAGCGCGAGCCTCAGCGCGAGCCATACGGACGTTATTCAATAGTCTTCCGAATAGAGTGTTAGCCATTCCTTTTCGTTCCCTCTTTATGAATTTTAATGATCTGCCAATGCTTCACGCCACCTTGCGGTACCTTGGGGTGATGCTTCACACAGAGCCGGTAGTGATGAAAGGGGTATCTACCTCGCCTGAGACACTTCTCTACGTGACACCGGCTGTGAAAATACCACAGCGTCACGGCTGGGACGTAGCCAATCAGGAACACTGGCAAGTCATTGCCGATGCCTGACCAAAAGGCGTAGCCGTTACCGTGTAGTGGGTCCATGTGGGTTGTGCCTCTTACAGTAAACGACACCATTGGTGTTTGGGTGGCCGAGACGCGGACAAAGCGGGACGTGGCAGTTCTTGTGGAAATATAACGCTAAAATACCACCAAAGACGCTCATCTGCGTAGCAATTCCTGACCAAAAATCATAGAAATATGATTGCTGGGTGTCGATGCCCGTCATGTGCAGAAAAATGTACTGGAGTATGTGTGTTAATGTATTCATGCTTACCATTTACCATCAAGTATAGTAGTTTGTCTAGTCTGTTTTTTCGCTGGCTCTATATCGACCGGTTTAGGTGCGAAGCCATAGGTGGTAAATAACCCCGGAGTGCCTAGCCCCATGAGCTCCAGTGGCGCATCGGCGTCGATCGTGTTGAGCCGGTAAATGCGGGTCATCTTCGTCCCATTGCGTTTCGGGACAGCCTCGAAACCAACCGAAGTCATAGCCTTGCGTAAGTTCTGTATGCCGAGTGGTGGGTAGCCGTTATCGGCACACCAGTTCTCGTAGTGCTGCCGGATTGGGAGGTAGCTGTCAAAGGCTACGCAGCCCTGCTCAATCAGGTGACGAGCATACTCCTCAGCGTTAGATGCCTCCCGGTCGTACTCCTCTTTAGCCCCGGTGGTGGCCGCGCTCCACTTATAGCGAAGCCCCTGCTTCTTCAATTTGTTGGCGTACCACCCCATCTCACGCGCCAGCGTCCCAAAAAATTCTGGGGTAAATGTCTTGTACTCAAAGTCGGGGTCAGAGGCGAACTGCTCGTTAAACGGAATAATGAATGTTCGACGGCGAGCTGAGTACCCCTTGTCGTTAAAAGCTGGTATCTGGTTGGCGCTGAAAATCGAGTGAATATTGCCGTTAATGCTAATACTCTCCTGGGAGTGGAACTTGTGGGCCTCGAAGTTCTCGTGGGTACCGAGGCTCTTGTAAATCTCAGTATCATCGACGCGGCCCTCGCTACTCTCCTTGACGACGTTGGCGAGCACCCCATTTAAGGTCGGGTTGTCACGGCCATCAACCAGGCGCTTCACGGTAATACTAGCGAAGTGGCCGGGGAACATCTTATACAGCGCGTCCATCAGCGTAGACTTACCGTTGGCTCCGTTGCCAACCCACCACACCACGCCATCAGGTTTCTTGTCCATGATGATCGGCGCGATTGATTGCATAATGTCGTCATAAAGCCCAACGTCCTGACCAGCCAAATCCATGATAAACTTCAGCCGCGGTCGGTCCTCTGGCTCCTTGTCGCTAATAAAGAAAAACTCCTGCGGGGCCAGTAACGGCGAGTACGGGGAGCGCCACACGCAGTCGGTCGCCGATAGCTCCGGGCGCCAGCCCAGCTCTTTCATATCCCAGACCAGCGGTTGTGCCCAGCCTTTCGGTGTCGTCGTCGCCTCGTTAAATGGGTCGAAGCCCTCTGGTATCGCCACGTTCCCAAAGGCCACTAAGTGATCGTTATCACACATGTCCGGGGCACTAGCCTGCACAAATGAATACATGTCATTCACCTGACCGCGTGTCAGCCCACCCCATGTCTTATAGGCCATCACGTCGAATTGCTCCTTACGTAGCGGCACGTAATGCGGGTAATCCCCCTGCTGTAAAATCAGGCATCGACCCTTGAACCTGACAAAATTCCACTCCTCCATGAGTTTCTGTGCTCGACGCGCAACTGCTGTCGCTGGCACTACCATTCCCGTCTCTGCATCGATCGGACCATTCAAGTCCAGCAAGCCCAATTCTTTTTCAGCCATTTGATGTTTACCCTCTATTTAGTGTCTGTTACTGTTTCGCCACAATTTTCGCTGGTTTCGGAGGCTCCACATCTGTATGTGTCAGCCACCAGGTTACGTCGCCGGGTAAGTCGCGGTTGCCGAGTTCCCACTGACAGATAGCTGTCGCGGTGACATCAAACCGTTTACCGAACTGAGCTTGTGTCTCGCGGAGTTCTGTACGTCGATCTCTTAATAATACCCCCCACTTCTGGTTATACGGGCTATTCTTTTTTTGCCTTGATTTTATTGCCTGTGTAATTTCCATAGTGCTTATTACAATATAGCAGTCCCGAATGTTTGTATAGTCCTAGATGTAGCGGGTGTGGATAGTTTTTTAACACTAGACTACTGTAGAGAATTGACAAAAATTAGAAAGATTTTTTAATAAAATTAGGAAAAATGAGAAAAAAAGTTGGGGCTGATGGAGCGCCCAAAACCCGCCAAGTCGTCAACACTGCCCCCCCGCCGGTCAATACGGCTTGTGGTTGGCCGCGTGCTATATCTGGAGCGCGCCGGGGGGCTATCATTGACGCGGGCGCGGGCGTGTTGCGCGATCAATAAGCCGCTATAAGCCACGATCAAAAAAGCATATTATAACATGTTGGGTCCAAGTGTTGTCAAAATGTAGTTTTCCACAGCATGTATACAGTTTCAAACTTTTTTGCAACAGAGGTCGTATACATGTATACAGTTTGACTTCTTTAATATAAACGCGTCTTTTTTTATGGCTAGCTACCTCTGTTAGCTCTAGGGCTCTGTGTCAATTATCTATTACATTGCATAGGTGGCAAACTGTATACACTGTATACACATCTGTTATTTTGGGGGGTGTAACTGTATACATATTTCAAAATAACCCCTAAAAGCATCACAATGTTACACAATATCAATAAATAGTGTTGCATTGTGTTGCAATGTGTGATTAACTAGTATCACTAGCAAGCAAACCACTAGCGCAAAATATAGGCGGCAACGGTAGCACATAAATAAGCGAATAAACCTTACAGGAGGTAAAAAGCACAATGAATTATAAAATCACATTCAGTACATACGTCAACGCGACGGGTACACATACACCACATAAAACTCTCTTACGTGATCTGGTGGCTATTGCCAACGTCAACCACGTACAGGGGTGGTCATTGACAGATCAGACAGGCTTTTGGGCCGGTGAACTGGAGGCAAGTCACGCCTTAACGCTACTTGATACGACACCAGAGATAGCACGATCAGTGGCACGACAGATCAAAACGCAATACCATCAAGACGCGGTGATACTTGAACCACTACTTAATACAGAGGTGGAGTTTATCTAGCCATGACTACTATATATTTTGAGGACGGCATAAGCGCAACCGTGATCGCTACTTTTACAGATAACGACGCGTACGCCGCTTGTGCTAAAGCGCTTGAGACATGGGCAACTATTAACGGCGGCTATATAACAGAGAGTGAGGCATAACCATGAGTGACAAGCAAGTAAGCAAGTATATAGCGCTAGTATTAACCATTAAAGGGATCGAGGTATAGTTATGAGTAGCAATGAATTTTTAACACTCTGTCACGAGTACACTATTTTACCAGAGGTGGCGCTTGATAATGAGGCGGTTGTCTACGCGCTTATGTGGGCCAAAAAAACTACTAACCATGAAACGGCCGTTGCGATTGTACGTAACGCGCTAGAGGGGAACTTCTAATTATGAGTAAAATTGATCTATTTAAGTATATCGAGAATAACATCTTACGGCTTGATGCAAGTCACCGGGGCGGCGGCATCGAGATTGATGCAACTGATTATCTAGGTTATAACGGTCGCTATGAATTGAAAATGACGGCGTATCAAAACTACCTAGGCGGCGGCTTAACTGGTCGCATCGAGGGTTCGATCGAGGGCAAGTTGCACGATTATCCAAAGACTATACAAGCCAAAGCATTGAAACTGAATGAGGCACTTAAACGCTACTTTTACAATGTCACCAACGATATTATAGGCGACTATGATGAATGGGCCGCTAGTGATAGCTATGAGGCGCAACAGTCACGGCCTACAAGCGCCTATTAACCGTAAACCATAATTTAACCGAATAACCACAAGGAGAATTTAACCATGATCTACTACGATACTACCGCAATAGAGGCCGTCAATCGCGGCCAAGATACACCAGACGCATTTTACAGAGGTCGCACGTTGATCGCTACAAGTAAATGGGTGGCGACTGATGGGTGGCGCGGCTATACCAAGATTGTACCCGAACAGGGCTACAAAGAGATTGAGGCCGACTGGGTGACGGGTGATTGGGACGACGCGCCGTCTGGTAACAGTAGCAGTGAGGTTGAGGCCAAGATCAAAGCGCTTGAGGCTGAACACGGCGACGTGTATGTGATCTACGCGCCAACCTCTAACGTGTTTAGTACGGCCTACTCTGTGCTAGTCAAAGAAAAAGACGTGGCGCCACTTAAAGGCAAGACGATCGCGCTTAAAACCAAACGCTATGAATTGCCGGGTGGTGGGTGGCGCGTACAGTACCACGCGACTGACGTGGTGACGTATAACGCTGAAACTGACAAGTATACGCTGAACACGGGCGGTTGGGCCACGATGACGACCGCCAAGCGTATGAATGACGCGCTACCGGCTGGTTGGCATGTTTACCGCAAAAATTGGGTCATGTACGTACACGTACCGGGCCAAGATGATCGCGAAATTAAAGATGGAATGGAGGTATAAAATGGCATACGATGATGCGCCAAGCGACGAAATTTTCGATCAGATTAAGGCGGCGGCCATATCAATATGGCGAACCTATGACAATACTTACGGCTACGCAACCGAGAAGATTGATCGCATCAATGAACTCACGAATTTTAAGGATAATTGGGGCACGATGGTGGGCATGTTCGATAGCGATAATCAAGCGAGACTATTAGCACTATTAGCATTAAACGATCAGTGGGAAGCACTGGAGAAAGTGAGAGAGTGGCTATGATACAACGATATAAAGTCTGGAAATTGCAAAGGCCGATTGTAACGAATGAGTATTTTCCGACAATCATGGCGTACACTGAGGGGCGTCGAGACGTGGCTATGCTGCCGATGCCGGTAGAGGTGATGGACGAGGTGTTTGGCGACGAGTTGAAGATTTACGTACTAGCGCGGGTAGTGAACGGTGTATTGAAAATTAAACGGCAAGTACCAGAGGAGGATTGGTAAAATGAGTGAACTATATAACATCATACGATTTTATGAAGCGCCTGATCGACGGTCACGCGTTATGCGCCGGGGCCTGACACTTGAGCAAGCACGTAAACATTGCGACGACCCTGAAACGTCCAGCATCAGTGCGGCCAAGCCAAAGGGGTGCGCGAATGACGAGCGCAAGATCGAGCTGTGGCACGAGAAGCAAAAGCACTGGTTCGATGGCTATACGCCGGCGTAGTGTTGCAATGTTAGGCATAGTGAAATACTATAAAGAGACTAAGGATTGGAGAAAATATGGACAACTATATTGAAACGAGCAAGAGCAAAATGGAGGCCCCAGCGCGTAAGATCGAGGTTGAGCAACGAGGGCTAGCAACAGGGGTGGTCATAGCGGTACGCGTCATTAAAAGGATTAAAATACACGTTCAGTATATCCCCAGCTAGCAATATCATCTATAAGCATTACAGAAAGGAGCTCTAATGAATTACCCAGAACCGGCCATTAAGCTATACGACTTCCAGACTGAGTACCTACGCGGATTGCCGCACAAGTATATTTTCGCCGCCGACACTGGTACTGGTAAGACGTACATGGCATTGGCGCACTACGACAAGCACGCCTATCTTAAACCGCTGCTGATCGTGGCGCCGGCCTCTAAGGCAAACTCAGGCGACTGGGAGCGCGACGTGCAGGAGTACTTCGCCGGCCGCATCTTACCTGAGTATCTGATCGTGAGCTATGAAAAGTTTAGCCGCAAGCCAACACCTGAGCAGTACCGTAGTGGCAAGCGGGGCATGTACGATACATGGCTAAGTGAGCACCCTAGCGGCTTCGCGGTGATCTGTGATGAGGTGCACAAGGCCAAGAACCCTAGCGCCCACGCGGGCCGACGGGTCTACGAGGTGAGTAAGCAAGCCGACTTCTTTTGTGGTCTAAGCGCAACCCCTATGCCAAACGGCTGGATTGACGCGGTAAACTACCTAAAGATATTTGGGCACGTTAAACACATCACCGAGTTTAAGAAACGCTACTGCAACGTGCAAACTTATAAAGGCTTTCCAGAGATCGTTGGCTACTACCACGAGGACGAGCTGAAACGATACTGGAATAAGATCGCCAAGCCACTCAGTAAACAGAGCGCGCTAGACTTGCCACCACTGACATTTGTAGCAGTGAAACTACCGATCACCAAAGAGTATCACGAGATCGAGCGCAAGCGCATCTTCGGTGATAAGTTCCTTGACAACCCTAGCGCACTGCTACACGCGCTTCGACAATCACTGATCGAGCCTAAGTTGAAATGGCTTGACGAGTTCCTGGAGGGCGTGAGCGATAACTGTGTGATCTTTTATAACTACGAGAGTGAGCGGACGGCGATACTCGAACTATTAAAACGTAAACATAAAGACCGGCAAGTGTTCCGGCAGGACGGAGAAAAGCATGAGGTTCCTAGCAAGGATAAGTGGGACGGCCTTGTTCGCACTATCACTCTCGCACAATACCAGAGTGGCTCGACTGGCATTGAGCTTACTTATGCGGCTACTACCGTATATTTTAGCCCAACCTATTCATATCAAGATTACGAGCAATCTATCGGGCGAACAAACCGTAACGGTCAAACTCAAAAAATGACGATGTACCTACTATGTGCACCCACCACAGTGGAGCGTGACATCTGGGACGCCTTGCGTAATAAGACGAGCTTCCAGTCCGCACAGTGGTATAAAGCCAAGCTAGAGGCCGGAGAGATCAAGGAGGTAGTGGAATGAGTAAGTATCTTTATCGAATTATTGTCGAACACAGCAATGGTAGCCTTACTGAAGATTTTGACTATTTGTTTTTTGTGCTACGAGCAGCGAGAGCGGCCCTAAAGGCTGGCATGAAAGTTACTATAACTAGAGAGGAGGAACTATGAGCCACACACCATCAGACGATGAGGGGTTGAGGGAGGAGATTACTAGACTGCGTCGTGAGCGAGATGCTCATCAAATGGATGAGCCGGATTACGTAGATAGTGTCATGGCTCTTATTTCCCAAAAGATTATAGAGGCATTTAGGCAGGGGCAGCGTGTAGGTCAATATCAGGCAGCAGACAAGCTGTACGGTCATACGACTACTCTGTGGTTGTTCAAAGACGAGCCTACTCACCCAAAAGCTGAGTGGGCTGAACGCATCAGTGACTTAGTGAAAGATTGTGAGAGATATATGAACCATAATCGAAAAGCCTATGCCAAATATGTCGCCGCCCTCACTACTAAGCAAGACACAAAGGAGGTGGCATGATGATAGAAGTGATCTACGATAACCGACAAACAGGTAAAACTACGAGGCTTATAGACCGGGCTGCTACTGAAGATTTGTATATTGTTTGCCCGACGCTACATATGGCACATTCTGTATATGTAATGGCGCGAAGACAGAACAAGATAATTCATATGCCGATAACTTGGGAGCGGTTTCTCCGCAAAGAGTATTATGACAAAAATATTAAAGGGTTTCTGTTTGATGAACTTGGCATAGCGCTACAAATGCAAACTTCGGTACCGATTAAGGCCATAACTATAAGTAGGGAGGGGTAATGATGAACCCAAACGGTAGCTGCCCTTGCCCACGCTGTCAAGGCTTGGTCGAGGAGGGCATAGACGATTAAAAAAATAAGTGTTGCATTGTTTGGCAGAACGTGCGACAATGAATAACGCAAGGAGACACAGGCATGTTGACGATAATAATCATAATTTGTATAGTCTGCGTCGTCATCTTCGGCGGTAAGTCGGAGTGACACGGCACGTAGACAATAGAAATAAAAGGAGTGTGAAATGGCAAACAAAGTAAAAGACGGTTGGCTTGGAGGCCGTGTAGACGGCGATCTCAAAGAGCAAGTTGAGGAATACATCGAAGCTACGGAAATGACCCAAGGCCAACTTATTCGTAAAGCAGTGATTGAGTACATGAAAAATCACCCGGTACAGGAACAGTAATGGGCTGGCTACACAGGCAAATCCAGTCATTCAGACGCCCAACACCACCAGTAGTGGCAACACCAGGTCAGGTGGCGCTAGTGAACGGAGCCGCCTATCTAGTAACCGCAACCGGTTTACGCCGAATACCCATTTACCCGACCATTAAGAACCATAACTAAGGAGATGAACCATGAGTGATATAGCAAGTTTAATCAGTAAGAATAAACCCGTCGCACCGAGTAAATTCATTGTGATGGGTGACCCGATGACAGGTAAGACAACTCTTGCCTCCAAAGCACCAAAGCCCCTATTCCTGAGCACTGATGGCAACGCGGCCAAAGCTGGCCTGCACGCGATCGACGCTACTGACCGACAGGTGTTACTGGAAGCGATCACATTCTTCGCTAGTAGCGACGAGTACGAGACGCTCGTCATCGACACCATTGAGGGCATTGCGGATATGTTCGAGAAAGTGGTGATAGAACAGTGGAACCAAGAAACCGGCCAACAGGCAACTGCGCTGACCGATGTTCCTTATGGGAAACTGACCGGGCAGTTCAACAAGCGTATGGCCGCATTTTCTGAAACGCTGTGGAGCTTGCCTAAGAATGTTATTGTGCTTACCTATACGAAGCGTCAGGTCGATGACGTGAGCGGTTCGATAATCCTAGCCTCAGAGCTGAAATCAATCAGGCAGTTTACTCGCTTTGCCGATGGCCTGATCTTGACCAGCTTCGACGGTGAGAAGTACCGAGCGCACGTAGTAAGTAAGCGGACAGTGATGGCTGGCAACGTGGAGTATGGCGATATTGAACCATTCCTACGCGCTGCGGGCTGGGAGCTTCCGAGTAAGAAAGTTAAAGTTGGACAGGCACGTAAATAATGAAGAACGATCTGAAATTTAGGGAGCGAGCAACTATCGAAATACTACTGTTTATCGTTAGATTGCTTAACCCGACCGGCTACTCACACCAGGTAGACGAATTGAGAAAAACCATATTAGATGAGGAGAAATAACCATGAAACTAAATGACGACAATAAGGCAGTGAAAGAATTTAGCGAAAGCAACTGGCTCGGTTTTGGCCGACACAAGGTGAAAATTGGCTTTATCGAGCAAGGCTTCACGAACGACGACCCTGAGAATGGTAAGGAATTTGTCGAAGTGACAGTGCTTGGCCCGAACGATGAAGAAGATACTGCCCGCGTGTGGTTTACCACCGATAAGGCTGCTAACTATTCATTCAACGTCCTACGCCAGATTTACGTCCACAATGCCCCAGAAGATAAGAAAGACGCTGCTCGTGATACGATCGATGCCGTTAAAACTACTGAGGAATTGGTCGAAAAACTGAGTGAGAAGCTGCTCGGTGGTGAGTGCTGGTTTACTAAGTACCCAGACCCAACTCGCACCTACACCGCCGCTGATGGCACAACCCGTCAGAGTGTGAACAAGAACATCTACGGTTATGAGCCGAAAGAGCGTCCTGACCTCATTCCACAAGACGGCCAGACGACAATCGATCAAATATTCCCCGGCGCTACTAACGTAAGTGATGATGCCGCTGGCGGTATTCCTAAGAAGTGGTAGTCGCTATGAAATTTGAATATCTAGGCGCACCACAGAAATCACCTGAGTGGTTCCAGGCTCGTCTCGGTAAGGTAACTGCTTCACGGCTATGCGATTGGCTAGCCGTGAGCAAGGCCAAGACTGGGGCCGGCAAGCCACTCAAGGCTCGGCTCGACTACGAGAAAGAACTGATGTTCGAACGACAGTTCGGCGTGAGCTTCAGTACCTACGTCACCGACGCCATGCAAGAGGGTATCGACTTCGAAGACTTCGCCCGTAAGCAATACGAGAATACTACGGGTACTTCAGTGCGAGAGGTTGGCTGTTGGTACAATGATGTTTTTGTTGCTAGCCCTGATGGATTGGTTACGGTTGAAAAAGCCCCTGATAAAGAGCGGCACAATCTATATATGGGTAAGCCATACGGGCTCGTTGAGATCAAGATTGTCAAAGACAATACCTTTACTGAAGTGTTGACCTCTGGCGTGCCGGATAAGCACCTTAAACAGATACAAGGCCAGCTATTCGCTACTGGTGCCCTGTGGTGCGATTACGTATGCTTAAACTTCAACACCAAGAAGTTCGCAGTAATCCGGGTCGAGCCCGACAAAGAGTTCTTCGATTATTTGGAGGAAGCATTAAAAGAAACCCTGGTGACGCAGCCATTCTCAGTGAGTAACCTGCACGACATTCAGGGTGAAATCCCGGCCGGCGTCGAAATGGGCGCACATATCGACCGGAGTAATAGTAATTTAACAGGAGGCTGGTAATGGCTGACAAATTTCACGAACAAATTAAACAAAACGCACAAAAATTCACCTATCTGGTGATGGCGTACCCGGAGAAAACAGTACCGAAACTCATTAGCCTATTGCAAATGGGGCCAATCGACATCAACACCGCTATTTGGGCGGCTGTCGAACTCGGCTACATCACTGAAATGGACCAAGAGGACCAGCACACACACCCAGCGTTTAAGGAGATAAAATGGGAGCTTGGCCCTCAGATTGAATATCTCCAAGATGCCCTGATCTATGCGTTTGAGAAATTAAACGCCCAAGAAAAAGACATGGAGGAAAACTACCTGTCTAACTGGCTTGGTGGTCACGCTTCGCACGACGCGCTTATTGCAGTAAAACTACTGCTCGAAGATGGTATTTTACACGAGTACCAGATCGAAGATGGCGAAAACAGCTATATCTTCTATACCCTTAAAGAAAATGAGGGCAAGAACTGGGGACAGAAACAATTTAAGACCAACCCATTAACCGGTGAACCTAACGAGGTCGAGGCGCCAGACGCCCCTGAAACCACTGAATAGTAAAGGAGATACTATGACACAGGCACAACTTATTGAGCAGGACGGCGTACTAACCCCTCGCCCTGCGAGCAGCATAGAAATTCCAGAGATACAAGTAAGCACCAACTACGCTATGTTTAAGCTGATGACAGGTAACCGACCAGTCGATTACACCCACGTCAAACGGCTTAAACGTAGCATGGAGGCTGACCCGCACCTTTTCCCAAGCAACCCTATTCAAGTGAATGAGCACATGTTTATTATCGACGGCCAGCACCGCCGGTTAGCAGCTCAAGAGCTTGGCCTACCCGTCTACTACATCGTTAGTCCGGGTGCGACGCTTGATGAAACTCGCGTACTAAACGTCACACAGCGCCGTTGGACACTGTTAGACTTTGCTAATAGCTTCGCGGCTAGTGGCAACGATGACTATAAGACATTCCTAAAGTATGTGCACCGCCACTCAGATATTGCGCCTAGCATTATACGCACCTATCTAGCTGGCGGCCAGAAAAATGGCCTCGATATGGACTTCCGACGTGGTGAGTTCATTATCGAAAACGAACAAGAAGCTGACTGGGCGATCGTGCGCTTACAGGGAGTGATCGATAAGACGAATATTCAGATGAACGCACCAATGGCTCATGCGTTACTACGACTATTCAAGGACGAAAATAACTTCGACTACGATCTGTTTATAAACAAGCTCGATCGAGAGGGCGCACGCGAGCTATTACGGCCCGCACCGGCTATCCGGTCATGCCTACGCTCGATAGAAGACGTGTATAACTTCCAGAGCAAGTTCCAAAAGCGGCTATACTAATAAATAAGGCTGGCGGCAACCCGTAGTGGTTCAAAAATACTAGATGTTAATGTATGAGCGCAAGCTCGGTCGCCGGTGTCAAGGTTGAGAGCCTTTATGGGAAATAATCGTGGGGAGTGCGAGCAACCCACGATTTTTTCTTTGCATACAAAAAGCCCCGAACACAGGCAGTCGGGGCTTTAGTCGTATTATAACACTAGCTATTTGAATTTTTAGTACCAGTTGCACTAGCAACAGTGTGGACACCAGCAGCAGCTAACGCGTCAAGTATACCCTGAGCCACGCTAACAGACGCAAGGCCGAGCTGTGAAGCCAAGATTGCTACAAGCACTCCAACAACCACAGCGACGATCGTAGTGATCGCTCCGCTTACTTGTGGGAATACTGATTTGATCGCTGCGACGATCGCAATGATGATTGCGCCGATGAATAAGTTAGTGTCTATCATCTCTTTTTTCCTTGTAACCTTTCTATTATGTACATTATTGTGACCCAAATCACTTCGTACCAAGCCGCCTGCTTAACTGGTACAGGTGCCTCAGTAGTTGTGACCCCCGTGACTTGAGCTGTCGTAGTAGTAGTCGTTGGAGCCGTTGTCGTCGTTGTAGTCGTTGTAGTCGTTGTCGGCTCAAGTACAGGCGGTGCTGTAGTCGTAGTAGTTGTTGTTGTCGGTTGAGTGGTTGGAGTAGGTACGGGAACCGGAGTTGGCTGAGGGACTGATACTGGCGTCGCATTTGTGACATCTCCCCAATTCTGATTGGAAATCTTATTAGCAGCAATACTGTCTATCCGTGACAAGTCCCAGTTTCCTGGGCAAGTTGTCTGGACAAACTGCCTGTGAGGTACGAGTGGTAGGTTGCCATAGGCTGAACGTATGTCAGCTACCAACTCAGCGACGACATCATAATCTTCGTCACGGCAACGTGGGTCGCACTCGATAGAGATGCAGTATGGGTTGTCGCTCATTGTTGACCATGAGTTGTCACTAGGTGAAACGAGGCAGGCAACTTGCCTACCGGTACCAGTTGCGACGTAGTGTGCTGAAACGCCACTGTTAGGGTCGCATAAGTGAGCAACGATACCGTCGAACTGTGGGTTCTGTGCTGGGTCGCCCCACCAGTGAATAGCGATATTCTTGATCTGGCGGTCTACACCCCACACGGCACGAGTTTGAGAGCCTGGCGTGTAGTTCGGGCTGTTATCTTTAGTGATATAGTCGTAAGCCATGTGTTCTTTTTTCTCCTATTTGTGAGCTCATTATAACACACTAGAAAAAAAACAAATTAGTTGGGGTCGCGTTGACAGTGTAGCTAATAACAATCCGCCCAGGCGCACCATTGCCACCAGGGGTGCCAGTACCAGCGGTGCCACCGCCACCGCCACCGCCACCAGGAGCGATACCATTACTACCATAGCCAGTCCCGCCGTCAGCAGCACCGCCACCGTAGCCACCAGCGCCACCAGCAGGGCTACCAGTACCACCACCACCATGCAGCGTATTACCACCACCACCACCTGCACCACCAGCCCACAGCTGGAGATTGACAGAGGTGACGCCAGCTGGAGCGACCCAGGTGGTTGAACTGTTATAGGTAACGCTCGTCATGGCTAGTACCCTGTGGCATCAACGGCTAGTGCAACCCATTTCGCTGCTGTGCTATCGTAGCGTAGTTTGACGAAGTGGGTCTTGCTTGCAACTGTAGTGGCGAGTAGGGTAGCTACGCCGGAGCTGACAAACGAAGCGCCCCAGGTAATTGTTCGAGCAGTGCCGTTATCTTTAATCCTAATCATCAACTCATCACCGTTCACTGGCGTCCCCGTCAGGCTACTGGTCATGCTGGTAATATTAGCCGCGAGGGCAGTAATATCAAATTCATCAGTCGTATCAGTGTTAATTGCTGGAGTGGCAGAGCTAGCTGTTGAGTTAGTCCGTTTCGTAACCCGCTTATTTGTCAGGGTATGGGTGCTAGAGATAGTCGGCACAAGGACACCGCCAATATCGAGGGTACCATCGAGAATTGAGACATTCATGGTGTTAGCACCAGCCCCGTAAAAGGCTAGTGTCTTCGTACCTGTGGCCGTATGGTAGATATTAAAATCACCACCATCGGTCGTAGCCGTTAGCATAACCGTTCCGTTAGTGTTCGTGACAGCTTGTGACGAAGCAACAACCGCCCCAGATTTGTCAACAGAGAATGTCTCGGTTGTGCCATTGGTCGATGAGATATTCTTGCCCGTACCAGCATTAGATACGAGAACAACAGCACCGCTATCGGAGCCATTTACCATCTTGAACTGGGCGATATTACCCGAATGGGCGAAAGTACCACCATCTTGAGCGATAAAAGCTGATACGTTACTTCCTATCGATGAGTCGTTAGTCACAGTCAGAGGTACACTACCACCGGTGCCAGTGATAGATGTCACTAACGGTCCTGTCACAGTTCCACCAGTAAGAGGCAGTTTTGCTGCGAGGTCAGTCGTGAGGTTAGTGACAGCACTCTCAGGGATATTTGAAACGGTGTTGCTCGCACCAGAGATAGTTTTGTTCGTCAGCGTATCTGTCGTAGCTCGGCCCACTAAAGTATCGGTTGTCGTCGGTAGTGTGAGCGTACCTGTATTAACGATAGAGCTGATGTTCGGTGATGTAATATAGGCATTAGTAATCGAGTACGTCGCCATATTGATGTTGCCCGCCATCGTTCCACCAGCAAGCGGTAGTTTCGCCGCTAAGTCAGTTGTCAGGTTTGTTACTGAGCTTTCCGCTATACTAGTTATAGTGTTGCTAGCGCCACTAATAGTCTTATTGGTTAATGTCTGGGTACTAGAAAGGTCTGCTACCTGTACACCGTTTGCATTAACTGTCCCCGTCCCCTTTGATACGAAGTTTAAGTTGACGTTTGTATCTGTTCCGCTCGCTTGTATCTGAGGGCTGTTGCCTGTTGCGGCATTCTGAAAATATAAGTAATTTACTCCGCTTACGACCGCAGCAAAGTTCGCTATCGCACCACTCTGTCCTTGGAACTTGACAAGTCCTGTTCCTTTCGACTTAAGTAAGAGGTCGATATTTGTATCAGACCCAGCAGGGGCAAGTAGTGGTGCAACAGTAGTCGCAGCATTAGTCATCTGGAAGTAATTGACAGCGCTCGAAACGTCGGAATATGCAACCATCTTATTGCCAAATCCACCCTTTACCTGGTCAATAATAGGTCCAGTAAGTGTCTTGTTAGTGAGTGTCTGTGTAGCAGTGGTACCCACTAGCTGTTGAACGATATTAGCTGGGTCGTAGGTTGCCTTGAGCATATCACCAGAGCCAGAACCAGCTGGACCCTTGATGTTCTCAATCGGGCTACCCCAGGCACCAGCGGTTTGTTGATAAACGTCGCCCGTAAGAGTATTTAAGTAATAGTCGCCGTTATTGTAAAGAGTTGAGGGGGTAGTTGCACCGTTGTACCATACAGAGCCGTTCGTACCATTTGTTCCGTTAGTACCAGCAGCACCCGTTGCGCCCTTAATATTAGCAATAATGCCATAGGTACCAGATGAGCGTTGGTAAATATCGCTCGTAGCTGTGTTGAGATAGAAGTCATTATCAACACCCAGAGTATTCGATGGAGCACCAGAGCCTTGACGCCATGTGGCGCCATTAACACCGTTAGTACCATTAGTACCCGCTGGTCCTGTTGGGCCAGTAGGGCCAGTTGCACCTTGAGGGCCAGTAGGGCCAGTTGTACCTTGAGGGCCAGTTGGGCCTAGCGGGCCCGTTGCACCGGTTGGGCCAGCTGGGCCAGTAGCTCCGGTAGCACCAATAGCGCCATTGATGTTGGCGATAATTGACCACGCACCAGCCGATCGACTATAGACATCTGAGGTGTCAGTTTTAAGATAGAGGTCGCCGTCGTTGCCGGTCGCTGACGTTGGGACAGCGGTACCTGTATACCAGCGGCCGCCAGTCGAGCCAGCTGGACCCTTGATATTGGTTAGCGAAGCGCCCCATACACCCGCTACTTGTTTGTACACGTCACCATTACTTATGTTGAGATATAGATCACCGTTGTTATAGAGTGAGCTCGGCGCACCTATACCGGTGTACCATACTGCGCCTGCTGCACCAGGTACCCCAGTTGGCCCGATAGGACCTTGGTTTCCCTGTATACCCTGATCGCCACGTAGGGCACCATCAACCGTAATTTCAGCCGGGGTGGCTGTCTGGATAGTGGCTGTTACGCCCGTTCCGCTAACTACGTTGATGTCTGCCATTATGGCGTCTCCCGGATAATATCAAACGATACGAGTACATCGAGCTTTGGTGCTTTTGGTGGGAATGTTAGTGGTATGCCAGAGGCGTTCGTCCACTGGAACTCTCCTTTGTAGTCCGCGCTATCCGCACCGTTGCTGATAATAGCTGAGGTGGCACTCGGTGGAAAATAGCAGGCATACTGCTTACACGCTACGCCATTTACTACTACGTCGCTAACCGCGCTATCGTCCCACTGTTCAGTGATAACTGCTTGCGCGTCGGTATTGTCGTCATCGATCGCCGGCTTCGCCATGAACCGTAACTTACCGCCAGAGCTCCAAGCGGAGGCTGGTATGTTAAATTTGTGGGTAACGGCGTCACCCCTAGTAAATTCCATTTGCGTTGCCATAACCTTATCCTACCTCTTTTATTGTTTGATGTTCAACAGTTTGTTCGGCGATTGTCTGGTTTTTTGGGCTTGTTAAAACGTCCCTATCTGTAGCGGCGATAAGAGCCGACCTTTTGAGTGTATCTAGTATCGCGGAGTTGCTAACTGCGTTAGCCCTCGTGTCAACTGCCATAGCTTCCATAGCCTTGGCGAGCCGTTCAAGTGGGATTTCCTTATAGGTAGCGATCTGGCCTTGCATATTAGCAAGCAGCTTGGCGTCCTCGACATGTTGCGCTTCCAAAGACTTGAGGCGGTTATTAAACTCCTCCCGGTCAATTTCCCGTAACTTAGTCAGGTTGCTTATTAGCTCGGTAGAAGCCGTATCATTTACCTTACGTGTTGTTGACTTGATATAGGCAATAGCACCAATGACCAGGGTAATAAACCCGATAGCATCAAATGCTGCCGTCGTGATTGATGACATCATAAAACCCTTTTCCCCATTATATTATTTTGTGCGTGCGTCGTGGTGTAAGCCGTACCAGTATTGGTCCAAAGGCCACTTGCTGCGTTCCTGACTGATACTACGAAGTCATATTGAGTGTTGGACTTCAACCGATTAATATCAAGATAGAACCACCCTTGACCACTGGCCGGTGCGTCATGGCGTGCACCACCATCATAAGCGGTGCTCCACCATGAGGTATAGTCACAGTTGCGGTCGGCGTGCCATGCTACTCTAACTCGCTCGTCAGTCACGACATCAAAATTCGGTCCACCGTCGATGTTCGCATAGCGAGGTATTTGCGGCAGTGTCCAGTTAATAGAAGACGTTGTAGCCTCGTTGATCGGGGCGTTCATGTAATCGCCGATGTTGATCGTCAAGTTGCCGTTGCCGTCGTGCCCAACATCACCTGTCCAGCTCGCCATATTTACCCGGCCTGAGCCAGCAATAGAGCGGTTTACGCCGCTACCGGCAACTTGCCCACCGTTCAAATAGATGCGTGGGTCCCACAATCCATTCTGACTGTAGGCACCGCTATCCGCATAGGTATAGAGATTAAGACTGATATTTGAGGTATTCGCCGAAGCGTTTTGGGAATTCAAATTATAGTCCAGGTCAAGATGCCAGTTTGTATAGTAACTTCCGTTACTGTAAGTGCGGGACCAGGTAGCCATAATTAGTTTTTACCCCCTAGCCACGCCAGTTACGTGCCATTTGCTATCGCTTGCGCTGTACTCGTAAGAGACGTAGGTAAACGCATACCCAGTAGTAGCACTTGGTAGCGTCACGCCAATCGCACGCCAGCCAGAAGCCCAGGTGAGACCCTGACCTGTCCCGTTATCAGAAATGCGGATTTCGCCGGTCATACCGTCTTGTGGTGCGAAGCTCGGTACTTGTACGGTAGCTGCTCCTGCGAGTGCGGTAACACGGAATACTTGTGAGCTTGGTGTTATGTTAGCGGAGCCATCGGCGGTAGCAACAGTCTGAACGACTGAGTAAGAATTACCTACGACTTTAACTGAGCCGTCGAACTCTACGGCGCCCGTTGCTTTCATAGTGGCCGTCTCAACATCGGTAGCTGTTAGCGTCGAAACAGTATGCGCTTCTGGCGTCCCGTTACCGGTGGCGTTCTTAATGAACTGAGCAATAAGATTAGCCCATTCGGTATTTGGCTTAATAACGACGACCTGGCCGGAGGTATTGCCGGTATCAGTGCTACCGGGACAAAACGCGTCAAGTATGAGTGTCGTGCCAGAGACGTGGCCGAAGAAGTCAGTTTTAGTTGATGGGTCAATAAAGCCAGTAGCGAGAAGCGTACCGGCGGTGGCAATAAAATAAGTAGGTACGTTTGTAACGCTATCTACGTTATAGACAGTAGAGCCGGTAGTACGATCACTCGTAAGGTGCATAAGCGGGCTGTCGCCGCTGCCGTTGCTTGCTGATAGATTATTATAATAATTGCTCATTTTTTTTGTTAATCCTTATGGTTTATCGTATCACTTTTTCTATCGCTTCTACATACTTACGTGAACACTTCGTTTGATCGACCCAGCTGAAGTCCTCTCCAAATGGGGTGTGGTCGTGGTATTTCCCCTTAAAGAACAATTGCCCGGTGTCTTCGGTAACGCCAGAGTTATGTAATATTTTCGTTTCGTCCCAGCGCTTGAGCTGGTCAGTAACCATACAAAAGTCTAACTCTTTAGGCATATCGAGCGTGATACCTTGCTCTACCCACGTCCAGAGTTGTGCCCACATTTCCGCCGTCCATTTCTGGATATTGCTATTTACCCCGTCGAGGTAATGCCAGAGCGCATTGCTGCGGTGGTAGGATTTCTCCCATATCTCAGCAGTTGGATTAGCGATCACGAGGTGAGCACCAATGCCCGGTACGCCGATCATCTGTTGTTCGGTAATACCACAATGACGGGCCATGCGGCTGACGATCTCTGGGCCGCGCCCAGTCTGCTTAATGTAGTCGTAACCGATATAGCTGTCACAGTTAGAGCCAACCCAGTGCTTCGCGTCTACGTTGAGACTATCGAGATCAGGCCACTCGCGGAATATCACATCACTGTCGATATAAAAGTACGTTTCGTTTTCTCGCTCTGGGTGGCCCTTTAGATATTGCCACCACAGGTACGGACGAATTGATGGTATGTAGGACTTGTCCCACCGGTTGTCTTCATAGACGAAAGCCCGCACTCCGGGGTACTTATCAACTAAGTAGCGGGGTACGGAGCTATCGTGATTTTGAGGCTTGCTAAATAGCAAGACTACTTCTATGTCACTGAACTGCCGAATATTGGTGAGCAGCACCTCTAACTCCCAGCTAAACCGAGGGATAGAGGGCTGCGCCAATATTACTTTCACCGTAATGGTCCTAAAGACTAGGCGCCAGCGGTTACAGTTGTAGCAGTTGTGCTGGCCGTAGTGGTTGCAGCGTTTTCAAGTGAAGCAACAGTGTTCACTTTCTTGTTCAGGACGAACGTATCTGAACGGTCGCGTAGCTGAATTTCGATACCTGAGAAGCCTGGTACTGGGTCGATGATAGTCATACCACCAGATTTAGGGTCCATCTTAGGGGTGACGTTGACGATCGCACGCTTGTCAGCAACGAGTGCTAACACACCTGGGAACAGGTAAGCGTCAGGGATTTCAACAGTTGGGACACCAGCGAGTTTACCGAGGTAGCCGTTTTTACCAGCAGCGTAACCAACTTCAGAACCGGTGAAGTTGATCTGAGCACCAGCGTTGTCTTTGAAGCCGTAAGTAACCCATGCAACCAAGTTGGCTGTGTTACCACCAGAGTTGGTACGAGCTTTGCTAATCATTTGACTAAAGCTGAGGACGTAACCAGATACACCAGTACCAGCACCACCGTGAGTAGTGTCAAGCGCCTGAATGTTAGCAGCAGGACGTGCAGCCCAGATTTTAGCAAGCGAGTAAGCGTCGTGTGCAGGAACGAAGACATCGTTAGCTTGCTGCAAAGCAACTTGCTTTGCGAACTGACCAACAGGAATGTCCTGAATTTGTGTACGCTGAATACGCAGCAACATGCTCTTGTTGTAAGCCAACTGAAGAACTTGCTCGTTAGGGACGACTAGAGTAGCTGCACCAAATGGTGTGCTCGCGTTAGTTTCGTCGTAGTTTGATAATGTACCGTCAGCGACGCTCAGGACGCGGACAGAGTTTGCGCCGTCGAATTTGTATCCGCTGTCGCCCAAGTATGGTGTAACCACACTAGAGATAGACAGTGGAATATCCATGATATTCGCGGTCTTTGTACCATAACTCCAAGCCATGATATGTTTCCCTCTCTTTAATTTGTTGGTATCGAACAGCTTTAGTGTTCTTGACTTTATAATAATGCCTGTGGTAGTAGACAACAACATAAAGGGGTGGCATAATCAAGAATAAGTATGGCATATAAAAACAGTTACAACGCCAGAGGGCTACGCACCGATAACAAAGTAGGGGTATCAGGTGTCTATTACCATAAGGGAAAACGCCGGTATCATGCTACGATAACAATACACACTAGGCGTATACACCTCGGCTGGTTTGTTAGCAAGAGTATGGCAATCCGTGTTCGAAAGAGTGCCGAAGAAAAGTTCTTAGGAATGATTGAGTAATGAATATACCCGTAAATTTTGAGCCCCGTGACTATCAAGCTGAAGCATTGCAGGCACTTGATAATGGAGTAGCGCTAGCAATCTGGTGTTGGTCTCGTCGTGGAGGCAAGGACTTTACTGCCTTTGGGTACGCTGTTAAGAAGATGGTTGAAAAGCCAATGAACGTAGTGCTCGTGTTCCCGACTAAGGAGCAGGGTAAAAACTCATTCTGGAACAACGTCGAAAACGACGGTATGCAGACTATCGACCACATACCGCCAAGCCTGGTCGCCTCCCGTGACAACAATAATATGCGTATCACACTCAAGAACGGTTCGACGTTCCAGGTCCTTGGTGCCACCGACCCTGACGCCCTGCGTGGTGCTAACGGCAAGCTCTATATCTTCTCTGAGTTCGTGGACATTCCGGGCGCTGCCCTTGACGTTATCCGCCCAATCGTAGCGGTAAACGGTGGTCAAGTTATCATTCAGTCCACCCCAAAGATCGATGGTATCTCTGGTGGCACATTTAAGATTTTATTCGACCGCGCCCTTGCCAACTGGACCAAGGGAGCAAAGACACAGTATGCCAGTCTCGTTACTGCCGATCGCTACCTAAGCAAAGAGCTGCTCGAAGAACTGCGACAAGAAACGATTGCTAAAAACGGCAACGATTTCATGTGGCGCCAGGAGTACATGTGTGACTGGGGCCAGGTTAGCGCAACCAGCTACTACGGTCCGGGGCTAGCTATGGCACTCACAAATGGCAATATCGGCCGCTTCCCCTATGACCCAGCTTTCCCTTGCTTTACTTCTTGGGACCTTGGAATGAGCGACATGTTGGCTGTCGGCTTCTGGCAGTACATCAACAAGCGTCCGCGTGTGATCGATTATTACGAGACACACAACGTCGCCTATGAGCAGACTGTTGGGATTATCAAGGGCAAGCCCTATAACATCATGTGGAACTTCCTACCGCATGACGGCGCGGTACGAGACAGTGATGCTATCGAGCGTGTCGAAAAGATCAGGCAACTCGGTCTACCGAATAGTAGTCTTCTACGCCGCGAACTGAAAGAGGAGGGCATTAAGCGGGCTGTAGGCGGCACGCCAAAGGTCGAGTTTAATCAGGCTACCACTGAAGACATGATACGAAAACTACGCCTCTACAAGCGTAAGTTTAACACCCTGACTGGTGATTATATGGGGCCAGAGCACAACTCTAACTCTCACGCGGCTGACCAATATCGCTATATGTTCAAGGCTATTGAAGATGAATTTGATGAAAAAACAGGACTGTTTTTATACAGCCCTGATCTTCAAGTTAGTACTTATGAGAGTGACACAATCAATGTCGCTGCTCAGTGGAACCCTGGCTACTAGGCGATTTCTTCCTCAGTAGCGCTAGATTGGTTAGCAGCGTCCAGACCGTTTGCTGCGGCGTGGTTGACCATAGCGGTAGTGCGAGCATCAGCGAAGCGATCTTCTTGAGTTTGTTCAACGTCGTTCGTTGTAATGTCGTTAGCTGGGTCAGTCACAGCAGGGCTAGCAATGCTGCCTGAAGCGTTCAAGTCAGTGCTAGGGGCTGCATCTACTGGAGATGGGTTAGGCGCACTCTCCTGCGTTTGAGCAGTAGTATCTACACCAGTGTTTACAGTAGTAGAGTTTGTAGTAGTTGTTTCGTTGTCGTCAGCCATGATAGCCTCCTTTTAATTAAAATTTACGAACCTATTGTACGGTAGTGTTGCTTGCGGTTTCTGTGGATTTTTCGTCAGCTTTAGCAGCTCGGCGACGTTCCAGCTCGGCTTCTAGTTCCTCATCGGTCATAGCGCCGGCTATGATAGGTTCCACATGGCCCTCAAGCAAGCGAACTTGACGCTCGTAGTCGTCAGCGAAGTCTGCGACTTCAACTACGGGCGCTGCTTCTAGCGTAGTCTTATTGCTAATCCATGTCAAAATATCGATCTCACTCAAGTCGTCCAAGGCTTTCTTGAAGCGAGAAGCGATACGCTCTAGGGCCTGGAAGTCACCCTTAATTTGTTTCATCTCAACCACAACCTCTGGTGCCAAGCGCCAACCGAAGTCCTGCCCCTGTGTGATGTTTGGGCTGTGGTCAGAGCTTGCCCATAGAGCCGCGATTTGTGGTTCTGTCTCTGCTACGGTTTTGAGGCCGGAGCGAATATTTACCCAGTTAAGTGCCATTATTTTACTCCCCATGTTATTGCTTTTACTGCCCACATCTGCGCGGACTGCGCCTCGGTAATAGCGATAGAACAGAGGCGTTTTACCTCTTGGTCCGCAGTCTCCGAACGTGTCGCGTCGAGATCGTTAATGATTTCGGCATACTGTGTTTTGATTACTTGAACTGCTAGTAATTTCGATGGGTTAAAGGTTAGGCCAACAGCTTGACCACCATAACTCTCTACCAGCTCCTTATATTCTTGATCTTCCATATTACCTCCTTAATCCATTTAATTGTTCACCGAACACGGCTTGGGCAGCAGCTCCCCATTCCTTGTCGTCATCAGTAGCGTCATCGACCTTACCGCCTCCGTAAATATCGGAGCGGTCCTGACGACGTTGCTGTTTAGCTTGCTGCTGTGCGGCTGGGTCTACAGCTTGTCGTGTTGCGGCCGGTGGTGTTCCGGCTGCTGGTGGTGTTGTGCCACCGTCAGTCTCTAGCCTCTCAGCCAGCTCTGCGTAAGGTGTTAAGGCGCGCTCGTAGAACTTCTGAAGCGAGATTGGGGCCTTAGTAACGATACCGGTCTTGGGGTCTTTGACGAGTGTTTTTTCGTAATCATTCCACAACTCTTTTTGCAGGTCAGGCATAGCCTTGAGTAGCTCACCGTACTGCCACGCCACAACCTCGCTCTCCTCTTTCATGGTAATACCAGTTGAGGCGATTTCGTTGATCTGCGTACTCATTTCAGTCACGTTGTCACGCATACTCTGCTGGGCGTTAAGAAGCCACATGCCAGCCTGTTCCTCAGTAAATGGTTGACCGGTGCGAGGATTGAGTAGCTTCATCACGTCGTCGATGCCCCGTATTGGGTCACCATCGGCGTCAGCGAGTATTGGGCGACCGCTAGCGTCTAAGAAGTACTTGGAACCGTCAGGCGTCGTTACGACAGGTTTACCATTGATTTGTTCAGTAAACATCTTCTGCGAGATTTCAGCCTTGACGCTCGTCTCTAGTTCTTGCCGATCGCTGGCAGAAAGTTCTGGGGGGCCAGTTTGCTCATTTTCTCCAGATACTTCTTCCGTTCCATCATCTGCTTCTTCCGCGCCATCTTCTCCTGCTTTTGCAGCGTCCTTGACAGGTTTCTCCGCTTCGCCAGCGCCTTGTCCCGCGCTAGCTTCTTCAGGTTTTTTCTCTCCGTTGGCTTGCTCATTTTTACCGTCCTCCTGTGAACTTTGTAAACCGGGGAAAATATTATCAATCGCGTTACCCCATTCGTCCGCGTCCGCTTGGTCTTCAGCGGGAGATTGATCGCTAGTATCAACTACCGGCTCTGCTACGGGAGCTACTGGTTCTGGGGCCGGTGGAGTACTCGCACCAGCGTCGCTGCTAGGTTGGATTGCTGCAAATAAATCGTCCATTATCTTTTGTTCCTTTGTCTAAATTTTTCGTCCACAGTTGCAAGGGCTTGCTCCGCTGCTTCCAGCGCAGGGCTAATAATCGCGGCAGCCATTTCATGTGCGTGAATATCTTGCTTGAGCTTCAGCTCGGTCATTTGGCGGTGTCCGTCAGTGAAAGCGTGCCACTGGTCGAGGCTATCCATACCCTCTTTAAGTATCTTATAGATTTGACGCAGGGTACGCTCATCTTCCTCGTCCTTACTGAAAGTCTTGTCTTCGGCAAGCTCAGTCGGGTCGAAGAAACTTCGTACCGGTACATTTTCTTCTGGGTCTATATAACTCATTGTGTTGCAATCGTAGCACGCAGGCTACCTAGAGCGCAAGCGTTTTATTGTGTTACGCCGACAGCTGGGTTTACAGGTAGTGGAGAAGCCATTTGTGCTGGTGCCATTGGAGCTGCGCCTCCAGATGGGAGTGCGCCCGCGAGAGGTACCTGATCTTGTAAGAGCATGTTGGTAATCTCTTGTACTTTTTGTACGGCACCTGGTCCAAGCTCCTGTGCGTTTTGAGCCAGTACAACCAACATATCTTGGAGGTCAGCACGCTTCTTAGCGTTGATCTGGTCGGAGCTAAGGCTAACAGTGACTTCGGCACTCCACGTTTCGATAGCGGCATAGAAGTCAGCCCATACGATGTGGATTTTATTATCATCACCGATAGTGCCGGGACGGAGATCGTTGATCGAATTCTTAGTGTCGTCATCGACGATAATATCTTCTTCGCCCTCTTGCTCAGATAATAGCGTGTCGAGTGCCACCAGTGCGTACTGGCGTAGGAAGTTTTCAAGTATCTTCGTGACCTGATTAACAGCGTTGTCTTGAACTTGCTGTGTGGCTTCAACGCCAGGGGCAGTCCTACCAGGGCTGCTTGGGCCGCCAGGTGACGGTCGTCCCATGACAGTTTTAATTTGAGCCTGGAAGTACTCAGCCATTGGGGTGAACTGTTCGAGCGCACCGTTGTCCATGTTCTTAAGTTCGGCACTTGCCTGTGGGTCGATAGCTTTCCAGACCGCCCCCTGCTTAAGAACAACCGGCGTCGAGAAGCGGCCTTTCTGAAAGATCGGCGGTTTACTATTAAGCAGGAGCATGGCAGCTATCTGACCGTAATAAATGTTCATCAGGTTTACGTTCGGGCTAGCGAGACGGACACGGCTTTGGCCGAATGGCGTCAAAGCTGCTGGGTCGATCACCAGGTAAATAACGCGAGGGTAGCCCCATTTAGAGCGGCTATCCATGACGCGAAGCGGTGCCTCTGATACCTGTGGACAGAATGTGATGATGGTAGCGTCAGGCCCCGTCTCGTAACGAGTAACGAATTGGTAGGTTGGTCCTGACTGCTCGCCTGGCTGGTTCATGCGAGCCGCACCCTCGTACATAGAGTAGGTCGAGGCGAGTGGCGTGCTAGCCAGTACTTGCTTCAGCGCTGGGATATTCCATGTCGTGTTAGGGTTTCGCATAGCGGCCTTGAGTATTTTTCGTACTCGGCTAGGCGTCAGGTTAGCGACGACATAATCGAAGCCAGTTTCGTTGTGGTCCTGAATGCCTGGCTCTGGTGCGTTATCCATGTAATGCAGTAGTTTCAGTGTCGTACCGAAGTTATTAAACATGCTGCCAGTAGCCACCATAAACGGTGCATACCCATGACTAAGTGCCTGTTCTGCGCCAATTTGCAGTGTTGAAAGTAGGCCCTTGCCAAACGTATCTTCATTGAAAGCGGTGTGCTTTAACAGATAGGTGGAGAGCATAGCCGCAACCGAGTTCTTAGTACCGTTAATCGACATCGTGATAACAGGTAGCTGCTGGAGGCTATCGCGCGGGATAGACTTCACTTCACCGAGTAGAGTAGTGTCACCGACAAATGGGTTCTTTGGGTCATGGTTGATAGGCACGCCGTCTACTAGATCGTCGAGATATTTGAAGTCTTTGGTATAGAGGCGCACATACTCAGTAGCGAGGTTCCACTCAGTAATCATCTCGCTCATATCGATGCCCTCTGGGTTCGGTATGGTGAGGCTCTGACCGGACATGTTGGGGTCTCCCAGTTGTGGGTTGCCGCCGATGGCAAGTGATTGTGGATTGGCAAAATTTAGATTTGGTTGCATGTTTTTGTCCTTATGTTTACTCTACTGCAAATCTGGCCTTACGCCAAGATTTATGCCCTCGAAGTTAATTACCCTTATCTTAAAGTTATTATACCCGGCCTCAGTCGTGAACCACCATTGTGCTTCATTCATAATGTCGTCGATCTGTACTGGTATACGAACGTCCGCTGGTTGTATCGCCACTAATGACGTATCGATCTTTGGACTAGACGCCCACCCTGGGATAGCAGGGAATTGCGCGTAGCTCCATTGAGGGTCACCCCAGCTACCCGCGCTAGATGGCACGTAGCTTGGACCAACGTATGTCTTTGATTTTGTCTTGAGCTTACCGTTTTGGTTGCGGTAGGTAACACCGACAGTAATGGTGCCAACTAGTCCCATGACATAGAACATAGCTTGCACATCAGCCTGCCAGTGGTTGCGAGCGCCATTTGGTGACATCGGTATAAATGCACCAGTAGCGCTGGTACTGAATGGTACTGGGACGCCATTTTTAGTGTCGAATGTTGCGGTACCAGTTTGGAGCTTGTAAGAGTGATTGCCTTGAGCCACGTAAATAAATGCGGCTTCGTTCGCCGGGCTGACGACACCAATCCACTGAGCTGGAATATCATAGGTGTAAAACGCCCCGTTATTGTTGTTCTCTGGCACCTGCTGGTTGTCGTCGAGTACTAGGATTTCTTGTGGTGTATCGAAGCCGTCAGCTGGCATCGTAAACATAAATCGGTTATCCCACGCTGTACCAACGATCGAGGACATAGCTGAGTTCTTGATTTTTGATACATAGCCACCCATCGTCTTGATCGTCAGGTTTTCAGTCGAGATCACGTTTTGGCGAAGCGGCTGCGTGTTCATGCTCATAAGGCCATCGGTGCCCATAAAGACCAGCTTACCGTTGTAGTTGATCGCACTGTCGGCTGCGGCCACACCAGCGGCACCATAGTGCTGGCTAATGACACCCCAGACGGTGAATGTCTGGTTGCCATAGGTAACGGTTTGTTGTTCGAGCACTGCCTGTTCTGCTAGCCCCTGAGTGTTGCTAAACAGTACGGTTAGGCTTGGTATACCCTGTCCGTTACGGAAGCCAACCACCTGCGTAACTTGGAAGTTGGTACCGAGGTTCGGCTGGGCTTTATAGCCACCGAGTGCAGAGCTGAAGCTCAGGGCGTTTTGGCCGCCTCCACCAATCCAGATGTTTGTACGGTTATCAACGTCACCAAACAGGATTGGGTTGCCCTCCTCGACGATACCGTGAGATACGCGAGGGCCATTAGTAGTATTCTCGTTTGGTGCTGGCGCGCCTAGCTGAATAGCTAGTGAGCCGTCATCAGTAAAGACCGACTGGTTAAGGTCGAGACCGGTTGCGAGTTGAAGCATATTAGTGTTCGTAATTGTACCAGCGGTCGCAGCGAGAGCGATGTATAAGTTCCAGTTCTGAGCACCCGTTGGGGCAGTTCCAGGGCGGGTAATGGTTATTTTACCTGGTGTTGTTTGATGCTGCCATTGGTCGCGGGTGACGCTCGTATAGCCTGTCATAATAGGCGACAATGCCGTTTCACCAGTAGAGGTGGTGTACGTGTAAGCGAAGTAGATAGGGTATGGATTAGTACTACTCGTGGTAGTAGCAAAGGTGATGCCAGTAGCAGTAGCCGTTACAGCTGCGGTTGGGTCAGGGATTGACGTGTATTGCGCGACCTTGAATGTCGGGCCAAGCTGTAATTCTGCGAGCCTATCACCGTTTTCACCGTTAAGAATGAGGACTGTATCAAGTGCACGCTGGAACTCTGGCTTACCACCATTATTGACAGTGACGCTATTGGTAGAGCCTGTGACAGCCCCAGCTACCGTCCATGTAGTGTCTCCCTCTTGGCAGTAGATAATCTGGCCGGCAGTACTGCCTTTTGTTTTGGCGTCGGCAGTAATGTAATAAATCTTGTTATTCCACAGAACTGGGTAAATCTGAAAGACCGTATCAACAGTATCAGGCAGAAATGGTGTCATAACTGGGCGTGGAACAAGGTAGCCGTCCGGCGTAAGCATAACGTCTTTGCTGGCGACGAAGCTGTTAGTGGCAGCTACTTGAGGACCGTTCAGGTTCAATCCACTGGCGAAGTTAAGCACATCAACAGATGTGATCTCTTTCTGTGGTACTGAAGCGATCTTACCCGTAATCATTAGAAGCCGACCCCACGAACGGCGCCAAACTCAGTATAGTCGGCAGTAGGTGAAACAGAGCTAGCCTCGCTACGGTTAATAGCGTTTGTTAGGAGGTCGTTGTACTTCTGTGTGTATGCTGGGTTCAAACCACCTTGAACAATGTCAGGCAGAATAGCGTTCTTAGTAGTGCCGAGTTTCAGGAGTGTCAGCGGTTTAACCGTCTTAAAGATGTCCACGTTGGTGGCAACGATGAGTTTGGTGGTGGCGCTAATGGTAGTAGTGACGCGAGGGAGGTAGGCAGTTACGTCACCAACGATCGTACAGTTGTTCTCGGCATCGGTGAATGGGCGACTAAACATGATATTGCCATTGACGAGAGTACAAAAGTTGTCAGCGTTTCGGCTATTATCATTACTCATGTCAGCTGGTGCCACAACCGTGAACTGGCTTTTAACGCTGCCACTTGCATCGAGTACTTGCACAAATCGGTCAGTCCCACAGATAAGGTTGTTATAGCTTGTGCTATCCCAAGTAATTGAGTTAGCCCCTGTAGTGGCTGTGCCAAGCGCAACGCCTGGCTTGCGTACCCAAATCCAGTCGATAGGTTCACCGTCTGAATTAACTTCGTACTCAAGCTCGTCAATATACTCATTCAACCAGTCGGCAATTTGACCTAAAAATACCTGACCATCAGATGAATTTAGGTCATCGTAGTAACGGTTTTTAATCAGCTTATAGACGCTCTGAGCGAACGCTTGGAGCTGTGCAGTTGGTGAGCCGATTAGTGTGCCATTTGGTCCCATATTGTTATCCTACCATCTCCCTTATGCTTTTGGCATACCTACTGTTATTTTGTGTGCTTTTATCAATGTCTGAGGGTCTGTCAGCTTGATCTGCGGAATGTTTGGCGAAATAGGTTTATTCACCATACCATTCTCGATGAAGCTCTGGCGGGCCATCTGTGGCAATGAACCGATTGTATTTTGTTTTACTAGCGCGGCCTGACTTTTCGCACTGGCACTGCCGCTACCGCTAGTAGTGCTATCGACAGTTGAGCCGATACCAGACGTGCTATTCAAGTTCGCCGTACCACCATCGTAAACTGCCTGTGCGTTGGCGATCTCGGCAGGCTGGTTAGCCGACTTCTCGAACTGGGTAACGATAGCCTTGATCGCCTCTGGTCCAACCTTACCCTTAGCGACGTTGGCGATTTGCTGAACAGCGTAGTCAATACCCTCTGGACTTTCAGCCCATGCCTGATCTTTACCTGGAGGCAGTGCGCCACCGACGTGCATTTGGAATGGCCCGAAGCTCGTGCCGTTATCACCGACACCGCCGCCTAAGCCCTCTTGAGCGGCGACCGATAGTAAGGCGTTAATATCAACCCCATACTTAGCACCAGCTTCCTTGATGGTTTGAATGTAAGCCGATGACTTTGGATTAGTCCCATTAAACTTAGGGTCATACGATGGAGCACCCTTTGGTTTCGTGAAGCCACCCCAGAGAGAATACTTATTGAAGTCAGCTTGGGTTTTAGCAGCGGTATCAATGAGGCTACCTCGGTTAGCGTCAGTAAGGTCGGCATGACTAAGCTGCCACTGGACATTATCGAGTAGCTTGCTTTGAGCGGCCAAGGTACCGTTGAGGTCTTTATTGTTCGAAGCGTCTTTAATTGCATCGGTGGCGTTCTTGTAATCGAAGTCTTTTTGCTCCATTGGTGTCGAGAACTTACCGTCTGAACCCTTTTGGTATACAACCCCGTTGATCGTAGCCGAGCTTTGACCGCTATCCTTGAACTTCTGGAAGTCCATAGCCCGCTGTGCGTCATGGGCGTTGGCGAATGTTTGGGTTTTGCCGTTGATAGTTGCATAAGTTTTGTCGCCAATAGTCTGCATTGGGCTGCCATTAGGACCGCCGTTTGCTTTGAACTGAGCTGCCTGATCGCTCTGCTGGGCGTTCTTAATAGCTGTATCAAGTGGTGCGCCTTGACCGTTAGTAAACGCCATCTTACTAGCAACGTCCTGAGCTTTAACCTTAGCAGGTGAGTTAGCTGGCATAGCAGCGGCGGCATTATTAGCGTGAATTTGGGCCTCTCCATCTGTCTTTAGGAGTGCATTACGAACCGTTGACTGGTCTTTAACTGGCAGCTGCATAATGGCATTATTGTCTTTTGCCTGCGTTGGACTTTCGTTATCGCCACGCGTAATGTTGCTGAGTAAATCATTTGCAGCGACACCTGGATTGCGTTGAAGCATTGTCTGACCGACAACTGGTATTTTGTTCAATAGCGAGTTGAAATCAGAGTGTGGAATATCTTTGGCAGTCGATGGGGCACCGCTCTTATCGGTTACACCAAGTTCGCCTTTAGTGACTTTCGTAATCGCGGTCTCATGGTTCGGGTTGAGGCCACCGATGTTGAACTGGTTAATAGCGGTATTAGCATCACTTGCGGCACCTGGAATATAAGAGCCAGCAACGTCAGTTGCGGCGGTTGCCGCTACGTCAGGACCAGTAATGCCATTCTTATTTTGTAGGAATTCCTGAACCTGCTTGACGAACTCGTTATTGCCACCAAGCATTGTATTAGTGAGGTATGAGTGAGCCAGAGTATTGAAAGTACTACCGGCAGCGTCGGCGATTTTCTGAACAACAGATTTGTTCGAAGATTTATCGGTCATGGCTTGATGAGTAGCCGCACCCATAACGATGCCCGGAGCGAAGAAGCCCAGGAAGCCGATTGGGATATAATGGCTACCTACATGGAGATACATACCCTCATCGTTATAGCCCTCAGCGTTGGTCGTAGTGAGCATACCATTGCTCGCTAGTGCGTACCCAGCGCTCATTGCCCCGGCAGTATTTGTAGCTAGCCCAGCAATCTGGTGGACTAGCTCTTGTGGGTCTTTAATAGTCGGTGCGCCGTCTTTGAAGCTAATCTGTCCAGCGATCTTCACGAGGTTCGCAACAGCGTTCTTATCGGTAGCGCCGTTCCAAGCAGCACCAGCGGCCCAGCGAGTAAACGGTGCGACAATGTTGCGGACTTGCTCTCCGGCAAACTCACCTAGTTTGCCGAGCTTGTTGTTCTCAACTGCTTGACCAAATTTGCTCCCAGTAAATGCCTTAGATGCCCTGCTCATAAAATCGGTGAGCTTATTGTCATTCATGTTGTTGATCTCATCGACGAGGCCGCTACCAGCTCTCTGCATGGCAGGAGTTGGATTAGCCGCGCGTCCAGCTGCCCATATTTTAAGGTCGTCCCCCTGGAGACCCATCTGTTGACCCTCTTGAGTAGCGAGCTGTTGGATTTTAGCGCTACCTACGCCCTCACTCAAGTTGGTTGCAGTTTCAGCCATAGAGTGTCCAAGGTTACGAACAAACCGAGTAACCCCGTTACCGGCGTTAGCACTACCGAGTTGGGCTTTGCCGCCTAGCCCCTTTTGTCGGATAGCTGAATAAAGGTCAGGAGTTTCAGTGTTACCCTTATAGTTTTCAGCTAGATCGCGTGCACCCTGACCAGTACCCTGCGCCATAGCCTTAACACTTGGCATAGTATCAACAAACTGACCAGCGTTACCAGTGGCTTTGTTGAGTAGCTTACCCATACCAGCCTCAATGCCTGATTGAGTGAGCGAGTGGAGGGCATTTATGCCTGTCGTTGCAATGTCACT